GCCCCCCCAGGTGTTTGGGTCGTTACCTCCTCGCACGGTGCGCGTTTGGCGCCACCTGCAGCGCTTTTGCGCGAGGTATGATCAGGGGGCGTGGTCCCACATCGCAACCGCCGAGAGCTATACTGGAGCTCTGCGGCGACGCTATACGGAGGCTGCCCGTTCGTTGGCCGACGACGGGCTGAGTAGGTTCTATGACTACTATCTCCGGCCGTTTCTTAAGTCCGAGAAGAATCGAGTGCCGTCTGTGATGGCAAAACCTAGGTTGATCTTTCCCAGATCCCCTAGGTTCAACTTGGAACTCGCTTCGCGCCTAAAGCCATTCGAACATTGGCTGTGGGGCAGGATTAACGGTAAAGTGTTCAAGTGCGGCGATGGGTCGCGTCTCGTTGCAAAGGGCTTGAACCCACGGCAAAGAGCAAACCTGATAGTTCGGAAGTTCAGGGCCATTGCCGATTGCGTGTGTTTCGAGATCGATGGCGCGGCGTTTGAGGCTCATGTAGGGCCTGCGCAGCTTGCTGAAGAGCACCGAGCATACTTTCGTGCGTTTCCTGGTGACAGGAGACTGCGGTGGTTGCTCGAGGCTCAAAAGCGGTTGTTCGGGCAGCTTTCCGGAGCCAGGTTTTCTCGTGATGGCGGTCGTGCTAGTGGTGACTTCAATACTGGGATGGGTAATTCCCTCATCTTCCTTGTAGAATGTGTGTCCGCGCTTCGTGCGTGTGGCGTGCATTTCGACTTGTTAGTTGATGGTGACAATGCTCTTCTTTTTGTTGCGAAGCCCGATCTAGCCGGCGTTGTCCGGGATTTCCCTGGTTTTGTGTTAGCGTCCTCCGGACATGAGGTCAAGCTCGAGAGACCAACTCAGGTCATTGAGGAGATCCGTTTCGGCGGGTCCGCACCAGTACAGCTCGGTAGCGGATGGGCCATGGTACGCGAGTGGCATAGAGTCCTTTCGGGGGCTTTTACGTCGCATGTGCACCTGCGCGAGCCCAAGTTCGCACGAGTTTGGATGAACGGGGTAGCCCGTTGCGAGCTTTCGCTGGCTCGTGGTGTGCCCATTCTTCAGGAGTGGGCCGTAAGAGCGATCACCGCGTTGGCAACTGGCAAGAAGATCAAAGAGGACTTTTATCGGGATTATCTTGCTTTGGGAGCTAGCCTGGCAACGCCGGACATGGCCGTCCCAGTCACTCTCCCCGCCCGTCTTTCCTTCGAGAGGGCGTTTGGGGTGTCCGTCGATGAGCAGTTGGCCATCGAAGCCGGTATAGGTTTCCGG